ACCTATGCACGCACAGCGACTTTCGGCACCTGGGCATGCACGGGTAACCAACCAAATGGAACTAGTAGCTTTTCTAAGGTGCCATCGAGGTTAAGCGGTTGAGAGCCTTCGCAAGAGGACCAGAAGGAGTAAGGGTAGCCGTGTAGTGGAGACGGCCTTCAGAATATGACAAATTACCGCCACCGTTGTCAAAGTAGCGGAGCAACAAAGCGCGTATCTCATTGGCTGAGTGGTGCTGCATCTGAACTCTAATATCATCAGGTTCAGCGAACACGTAGTGCGCGGGTTGCTGACGCGGCTGCGCGCGCGGGCGATTTGCACGCGTGGCCGGGCCATTTGCATTTCTGGGCCTTCTGGGTCTGCGGGGGCGTCGACCGCTAGAGGAAGCCTGCCCTCGATTGCCATTATTATTTTGTTTTGGTTTGCCAGCCATACTTCCGAAGGTGAACAAGTCCCTTTTTGGCGGCAACCTTCCCAGCTAACACCATCATCTTTACATCCGGGACTAGTTTGCCATTGGCTAGGGTAGTGCCCGGACGCCGTGATACCAGACCGGTGGTACTGTCTGGTATGGCGATGCGACCCAAAGAAGACTCGATGAAGCTGGAAGGACTAAACATATACCGTGGGCCGACACGGCATAGTCTGCACCTGACCACTAACCATCTTGTGAAGCTATAAGCCAAATAAATGAGAGCAAAGGCAATAGTGACGATAGTGGCAAGAGAATGAGTACTGAAAGCAGTGGCAGCGTAAGCTAAGCAGAAGATGCAAAGCAAACACACGATGCCACGAATAGAAGGTCTGAAGAGACGGAGCAATGCAATGCAGACGGGCCCCATGGTGAATGCGAGGGTAGTGTACCCTGGATCTGAGCAGATTTTACTCACCATGACCACTCTTCTGCGTGGGCCTCGCGCAACAGCTCAGCTCGACGTCCCTTGAAGACGACTGCAGCAGCCTTGATCTTTTGATCACCCACTCGGAGACCTTGCTTATCTCCGATTAGCACGTCGTCGTGGTTGACGAAGACGCGCCCCTTGTCGTCGAGAATGAAGTTGGTATGACGAGTCCAGGCATACCGAAGTGCCAAACAATTCTCGATTATTCGTCTGATGAAAATGACAAGGAAAATCAAGGCTAGAGGTGTAAAGAACAAAAATGAAGGGGAGACATAGTAGTAAGCAGTAACTGCTAGGCCACCAAAGAATAGAAAATCTAAAAATGCTGCAGTTGTGGCCATAGAATATGACAGCAAATGCGTGAGCAGAGGGTAAGCTAAGTATGTCTCCAGGATGATTGCTGTGTGATTAACATTGAACCCAGTTACAGAATGAAGATAGCAATGGGTATTATTTAGTGCTTGAGCAGTTACATTTTTGTTTTTAGCTGCATTTGTTAGTTCTGTTAAGGTGCATGGACGAAACCAATGTGTGTCATTCATAATGGAGAGAGCACCACATACTGAGATGTTAACCACGTAACTGGGACTGATGATCTGCTGTTGGAGTTGTTCCCAGAATGTCGACAGATTGCGAAATGCAATGCCGGAACTGTCGTTTCCGTCGACGATGGAAATCCATGATAGACCAAGCAGAGTAGACAGCAACAACACAGAGGAATACATAGATAAGGTTAATAGCAAAAGAATCTAGGAATGCGCCTATCTGAGCTAACATTACTTAATAGATATGGCGATTCCTAGTAAACATGTTATAGCTGCGCCCCACTTAAGAACATAAGGAGAAGGAGACCTAGTATGAGTAGCCGGCTGAAAGGGGGCGTAGCACAAGTGTGTAATGGTTTGGTTGTCAGACCGAAAATAGACAGTGTTGTTAGTTGGTGCCAGAGCAAGCCCTCTAGCTATGCACATCTGCAGAGCGAGGAGAGATATGATGTTATGGTACTGAACACTGATGTTAATTGCTTCGGTCGTTTTGCCGGCTAGGAAGTGAGTGGCACAATCAAAAGAATAAGCTGAAACATCCCGATCTTGAGATCCGTGGGCAGAGTAGCTAGTGTAATTAAAGTGACATGGCAGACAAGTCATGTTGCAAGAAAAAGAGCTGTTGCCAGTAGGATTGCTGGTGGCAGATACAACACTAGAAGAGCTGCCATAGTATCTTCCGCAAATGAAAATGAATGTGAGGTACAGCCAGCAGGTGTATTGTTGCTGTAGCCGTAACGGGTGATGTTGCATCCCGCGTAGTCACAGGAAACGGTAACGTTTGTGCTGTTGTAGAGATTGGGGTATTTTCTTGTCTGGTTGAAGGCGGCAATCAATAGCTCATAATTAAAAGCTGATGACTCAGCAATGACACCGCTCTGATTGGAGCCAATATGAGCAGAGCCATAATTAGGACAGGTGTTATATTTGGCTTGACTGCCACCCTCAACCGAACCCAACAAATAACAACCGTAGCTGCGTAGCGTCACGTTGAAAGTCAGAGCAGTGGAATGAAGATGGATCGCAAGGTTCTGATTCGAAGAATCGGCAACAGCACGAACAGTAAGGCAGAGATAACAAGAGTAAAAGAATAGCCATGCTCTAGATGCTGATATGCATGGGCTAGATATGGATCGTAGGGAGAAGGATGAAGAGTGCCATTGTAAGTATGCAAGTAGGCTTGAACAAGATATTGGCATGACTGCCTCTGCGCGCGTTGGATCTGCGCGATAGCTTTGCTGAGGGGCTCCTCAACCTTGGGCACGAAGTACTGGTTGTCCTCACAGGTTGCGTTGTAGTGGTAGTGCATGCGTATCCCAGAAACTGTAAAGTCGAGAGGCGGTTCACTGCGCACTCGCAGACGATGGAACAGTTCCTGGACGTGCTCGCGCCCCACTATGCCCAAGGGATGCTTAAGGTAGTTTATGATATTGGCGCTGCAACGGCTTAAAAGTCGTTTGGAGATTAGGGCTGGTGGAAGTGACGGCCCTAGCCGAGCAGCGAAATATTGCCCCAATGGCGTAGCCGATGAGTCGGCCAACTGCCAAACAGAGGAAGATGAGAGCCATATATATAAGCAAGTCAAACACAGAGACGATGAGCTCGTGAATGGCATGATAGAAAGCAGCTTGTATGGCAGAAACTACCGAGCCCATAGCGCGCGAAGGACTGCTAAACAGCAGCAGAAGACGGTACCCCACCTAAGGGCTCCAGGATGGAAGAACCAGAAGCCCGTCAACTCGGTGTGTTTGAGCAGGTCTACTGTGTGATTGGTGCACAGTAGAAGCAGGGTGCCGTTTTCCCGTGCTGTATCTGTGTCGTGCACGTCGTCGGGGCTCCACAAGTGGGAACCCAACTTAAACGACACATGGTAGCCACGCGCAGCAAGCTTGATGGATTGGGTGAGGCAGTTCATTAGAGCCAAGAAATTAAAGGCATAGTCCAAATCGGTAAGATTCCCAGTGACAGATCCAGTGTAAGATTGGATATTGCCAAAGACTGTCTCATCAGTGCAATCAAGGCCCATAAGGTAGATAGAGGCTTCTGGCTCAGGTGTGAAGAAACCCCCAGTCCGAGAGGAGTCTCTTGAGTAAACCTTTAGGAATTGAGTCATGAGGTGCGTGTGGTTGTGTGCTTGGCACGGCATACACCTCAGATCTGACTTACCCCAAGCACTAACAGAGAAAGCAAGAACGGGCGCAACAACTCCGAAAAGTAGATGTCCCATCCCTGCGGTCTGTCAAAGTAGAAGCCAAATGGGCCAGAGTACTTCTGCAGCGTCACGTTTTGGTTGACGCAAAACCGATAGCACTTATGGTGTGCTCCCCAAGGGGAAACACACGAGACAGTGGAGTAATTGAAACTGCGGGTGACATTGGGATCAAGACCGAAGGACTCAGGCATGTAGGTGAGAATGAAGCCCATGAGCATGGCCATGCTTTCATGCTGCGGGTGTAGTGACAAGTTGAGTTTGTACTCCATACCCACATGGCGCGGGGCCATGGTGAGTGGGGAGTACACCCAAAAACCCGAGCAAGAGCCGTCTTCAATGCCACTCCTTGAACATGAACTATAAGCAGTACATCCGTCGGCACTACCAGTTGATCGGCCATAGGGAAGAACACCATGGGTATTGTTGGGACTGCAGACCATGGCGTCTAGCCGCATCAAGACTTGGATTTTGTCGCTGGTAGGCACGTAAAAGCAAAAAGCGACGGATGACGAATTAGTAATATTACCACTAGCGTAAGCGGTGTGATAACAACAGAGAAGGCAGAAGCATGATAAGCCTGAATAGAGTAAGAAGCAAGCCATACTTTGTGGTTAGGTCCAAGATACATGTTGACAGTAAAAGTATCATTAGTAATGGAGAAATTGCCAAAGGAGGCATGAAAGTTCTGATACAGGCTGGGCAGAATGCGAGCAAGATCCTGACACAAATTCAGCTCCATGGTGGAGTACGTCCTGAATGCCCCAATCAGAGTGTTTTCGAGAGAGATGACCTCCTTTTTCTCGACGTCCAAATGGGGTTGCTCGCAGTGGCCAGAAGTGTAATAGTGTGTCCAGCCTGGCTGTCCAATACCTATCATCTCTTGAGGCGAATAAATGCGAGAAATCCAATCAGTGTAGGCGCGGTGAAATTCCCCAGCACCAATGATGCCGAGCGGGTGTTTGACCCAAGGCGCCAAATTTGATTTGCAATGATCGACCAAAGAGGTGAATAGATAATGGAGCTCCTTCTCATTAGCAGGTTTGTAGTAGCGCTGAACAAAGTGAGAGAATAAAGAATAAGGAGAAGCACTACTTAGGAAGAACAGCCACAGAAGCGATCTCCGAAGATAACGAGAGCCCAATTGCAGAGACATGGTGGTGAGCTAAAGTGGAAACAGTCTACAGCACGCTTTCTCACGCGACAAGCTGTCTCGCGGCTGTCGTGGTAGACGACGCCGCTGAGTGCGCAAGGACTGCGTTCGCTGTAGTAATAGACATAATCGGAGACCTGGCCAAATATTGTGTCAGTGAAGACCTTTATGCATGACAGCAGCTTGAATTTCGGATCAATGCAGTCAGGAGGTGTGGTAGTTACCAGCAGCTCACAGTTGGCGTCGAATGGTGTGAATGCCACGTCGGAGCGCTCAGTGAGGTTCGTAGTAATGGCACGATTGATGTGCCTGGGCAGCAGAACAGGGTCCACGGCCACGATTGCCTTGTTTGACAAGCTGACGAACCTTGAGGCATCAACGATGGCATCATGACTGGATGACTCCTGGAAGTACATGGTCTTGTCGCGCCAAACCATAAGTCTGCTAGCACGCTGATCCACATTGACCAAATAGACCTTAGATGCGGTGACTGGGGCGGTATAGGGTTGCAAATAGGGCAGGTAGATATCCGTGACGGTGCAGAGTGATTTAGCAGCCTTGCCTACGGACGACACACCAACCCTAGTGACGGCGCCTGGCGCAATTTCGGGCGGCAGGAACCGGGACGTGATGTGATGGCAACCGCCGACTACAGTACCCTTAACATCGCCAATGAAAGCATGTGCATGCTCCTCGGCGAACCGCCGCTCCTTAAGGTCTAGGTAATCTCTCAAGCCGGCCTCAAACCTACCAGTCGAGTAGAGGGACGGTGGGAGGTCTTTCACCTGATTGTTCTCATACAGCGTCAAGTAGTAGGACACCACTTGGGGAACCCCGATGAACAGGGACTCTCCGACGTAGTACCCAGCACAAGTCGCTGGTGAGGACTTTGGATGTATTCTGGTGAGAGAAACAACCAGGCGATGCGGCCACTGGGGGTTGTTGATGGCAGTAACAACAGGCCAGTGCACGCAGAGGTCCTTTGGAATGGGGAAGAATTTAGGAAGGTCTGGAGAGTAAAAGAAACCCAAATTTGTGGCTACACGTGGCAATGGGCTGACAGTTGCACCCTCAAGCATGTCCAGGATTAGAGGTGACTCGCGTAGAATTGCCGCATCTCTAGCATCGCGAGGCTTAGCCGTGCACGCAAGGCCAGGCACAGACGACGCGAGAACGTCAACACCTTCAGGCAAGCGCACCTTAACCTGGTCACCACTGACATATGCATGGGGGGAAGTGCCGGGAAGGTCTGTAGCTGGCAGGTTGAAGAACTCCTCGAGTTGTTTGTGAGGGTCAAAGATGTAAAGTCGAGCCCTCGCTCTAGTGATTGCGACAATAGCTCGCTCTCTGTTGATGCTGTGCGGAGACGGGAGATAGATTGTCGCAATATCTTGAGTGAGTCCTTGTGACGAATCAATCGTGATCGCGTTGCCATGTCTGTCCCGATGGTAGGGGGTGAGAACAAGGCCGCGCGGCTCGAATTTCGTCTGGTAAATGACCTGCGTGACTCCCGGACGTGATGAGACCAGCTTTTGTTTATAGTATGGTTGAATGGCATCAGCAATGTTCTGAGAGAATCTGTGTACTGTCTCAAGGTACTGCTCCTTCATGTACTTGAATAGGAAGAGGCAAGATGTATACTTGACGGGACTCAGCTGGTGAGGGTCCCCTATTGCAGTGACGGGCGTCTTTGACAAGATCCGCAGGGTATCAAGCGGATTTGCGTAACACGCCTCATCAATGAAGTGCCTCGACCCAGGTACGTAACCCGCGGCGACAAGGGTAAGGGTGGGGCCACTGTCGCTGGGTGTGCCGTACTCGGCTGGGTTCGCGGCCCGAGGGACCACAAACCGACATCTGGGGAGCAGCAAGCTGTACGCCTTTAGCGATTCGTGCGTGGGGCAGTAGACGACATCGCCATCAGTGAGTTGAGAGGCAATGTGTGTGGTCTTGCCAGAGCCAGGCGGCCCGTTCACGAATGTGGAGGCGTAAGCATTCCTTTTGGCAGCAACAAGATTAATTCCACTACAGGTAGAAGGCAGCTTCTTCATGGCATAAGTGCCGTCGGGTAACGCAATGGCGCAGCCATCGCGGTCGCGTCTGAGCATGATCGGCTTATGTTGCCAGACGTAGCGACCCGGCTCTGCGTTGGTGTACCCATTTATGACTGTCACCTCTGTCATGACTGGCCCAGTGTAGGGCGAGTCAAGCAAAAGCTTGTCCAACTCTGTATTGCCGGGGAGCACATCGAGGGAGCACCCGTCGCAGTTCTTAGACCCGACATCATGCGCACAGAATGGGGATGCCACCGGGCAATGCTGGTGACGGTGCGCACAGAGGTTGCAAAGGTACAGTCCACACCGCGATGATGTTGACGCGGTAGACGCACAGATGCCACAAACATGAGCTGACTCCGGCTTGAAGCCAGATACCCTTGTGAAAAAGTCCAGGAAATATGGAACACCTGGGAAAGTAAAGCCATCAGTCTTGGCACAGTTCGCGATGCCAAGCACAAGCTCCCCAAACCAGTCGGCGTCAAAAACAGACATGGCGGAGGCGTCACTCAAGATGGCGACAGCATTGATGTAATACTGTTGAACATCCTTGGCGCTCATGTGGTAGGCCAGAGCTGCGAGCACACGCTCCCGCTGGGGAACGAGCCAGCCGTCCACAAATCGGCAGCCAAGGAACCCAGGATTGGTAGTGATGACTGTCTTGCTCCTGCAAGTCTTGAAGCCCAAGGCGAGGTCCAGATGGTCGGACCAATACATGAAGTTGGGGAAGTCCTCAGGCTCGTTGACAAGAACCAAGTCGTCACTGTAGACAACAAATCTCTGGACTTTGATCAGATCCTCCATGGTGAGCCGGCGCTGCATGAATGCGAGCGCGATGGGATGACCAATTTTGAAGGCTGACAGCACCATGTGTTGTGTGTAGAGCAGAAGTGAGTAGATGGTATTAGCAATGGAGGTGATAGGATCACCTGAGGATAGACCGCCACGTTTGGTGACGGCAGAAGTTTGAGTGACTAACAAGTCATGGCAGCAGTTAGCAACATACAGTGGAATAGCGCGCTCAGCACAAGCCAGTTCGAATAGCAGACGGGTAGAAAAGAAGCGCACCAAAGCTGGCGTAGACCGGTCGCATGATGCGAGGTCTGTCTCGAGGCAACGAGTAGTGATTCGGATGTCCGAGCGCTGGAACTTGGACTTGCCGAGACAAATGGGTGAGTCCTTCCCTGCCAGTTGGAAGCGCGCAGTGACGCCAGAAAGGAGAGCGCGTAGACCAAGAGAAATCAGCCCATTGGTTCCCAAGATGGTGCGGGTTTTGGGCTTGCTACAATACTGCTTTTTGAGTGTCACTGGAGTGACACTTTGCCACACTTCATTCACGGCCTGCTCACAAATAGAATTGATGTTAGGGATGCTCTGCAACAAGCGCGTTGAAAAGCGCATGCCGTTGATCCCAGCATGTGAGTCATTGGATGGAACAGTGGCAGGCGTGTGAATCGGTGGGCTATAGCCAATGACTTTGATAAGGTAAGCCCTAACAATGTTGTAAACCTCGGGGAGGATGAATCCTTGCGTAGACAGGTCAAATTTAGCAAGGTCCTCCAGCGCAGCCTTCTCTGTACCGTGTTTAGTGAGATACACGGGAGTGTCGGGGCGCTCATCGAGGTAATCCAAGACTGTAGTAGGAATGGTAGGTATGTAAAGTTCTAGCCCAAACGGCACGGTTGTGCAGACAACGCCGTCGTCGCCGAGCACGGGGACGCCGCTTGGGTTGAAAGCCGTTGTCTTCAGCCAGGGGTTGTTGGACTCAACGATGGTGGTCGTTGTGATATCACCGAAGCGAGTGTTGACAAGCACTCTCCCTTTGCGATAAGGGTCACCGCGGACAGGCTCGATACGGTACGGAAGGCAAGCAGGAGCATCCCCCCGTCGTAGAGCGCACGCATCCACGATCTGTTTCGTAAGGAAGAGTTCTTCTTTGCTGGCTGGTTCTTCAAAGTCCCACAGGTAGCCGTCAATGCCCGTGTTCCCGGGGCCGTGTAGAGCGGGTTGCCACTCAGCATCGAGCCCCTTGGTGAGGACATCTAACAGCGACGGTGGGTGCTTCCTAAGGATGACAAACTTGCCGTCGGTGGTGGTAGCGACGACAGGTTGCGGCTCAATGGAAAGACGATTAGTCCTGTCCAGCTCATTGGCATCAACGATTTTGAGGTCGATGTCAGCAAATGCAACAGTCCTGGAATGATAATCAACAATTTTTGCTTTATCCGGCAAGATCACTAGTCCGCTCCTGGTGTTACCGGTGCCGCCAGAAGCGATTAGGAGTTTAAAGCCTCCTCAGATCTCAACTTGGCCAACTTCTGGATAAGCTGGCCCAACCGCTCCTTCTCAGCAGTTGTCAAATCTGTTGAAACATTCAAAGCCATGGCGGCCTGAGCTGGTGACTCTGGAAAAGCGGCTTCGTCGCTGTACCAGACATCCCCAGTAACCTTGTCCCAATACTTGATGTACTGTTTGCCAGAGACAGTCACAACCCCGATCTTTTCGGAGTCCCTCTTGACTTCCTCGCGATCCCTGTCCTGCCGGGCAAGTTTTCGCGCATCATTCTCGAGGGCTATTGGCGTAACGGCATCTTCCGGCACAGGATGTTTGGACATGGCTTCAGTGGGGACAGTTACCTCGCAGATGGTGCAGGTAACGCCAGCAACAGTCTGGGTTCTCACGGGCTTCAGGATGACTTGTGTTTCTCCAACGTAACCGTCGAAGATTTCACCCCGTGGTTTTCCCAGGTACACCACCGTGTCACCGGTGCGTGGACCCCGAACCTTGGTTGAAAGGAACTGATCCAGCGTAGCCAGGGCCGCCGTGGTATTGGCGGTAGCCTGAACACCGGCAAGGGCACGCCGAAGCTGTTTGGCGGCTTGAGACTGTTGAAAGTCACCCATGGCCTTGGATAAGTTGGAAGCAGAGGCAAAGGCTTTGCACGGTACAATGGCATTCAGAAACTCAAGCTCCTCTGAAGACAAGTTGACAGCAAGTGCCCCGCTCAAGCTCTCAGTAGCAATGGTCGAAGCGACACCCTCTCTAACTCCCTCTTGTACGTAGCGCACGAAGAAGGCGGGGTCGAATGAACCATTCCCAGAAAGCAAAAGCGAAACTTTCTCGTAGCCAAAAGCCTCCAGAATAGCGGCAGTTAAGAACACCACGCCACCAATTGCCAAAACAACAAATCTGTCCTGGTTGTAGCCAAAGACATAGAAGGAGCATTCGTGCAGTGCGAAGATGTGATCGCCACTGACGAGCCAGTCATTGAGGAAGGCTATGACAGCAGTGCCAAGATGAAAAGCAAGAGATGTCTGATTGCGATTAAGGGCAGCTGTGAGAGCACGGATAAGCAAAATTTTGGGACCGAAGCCAGGGAGCATACTTAGAGCAAAAAGAATAAAGCCATAAGTACCTCGCACAATGCTGCGGGGTGCAAGTTCATTAACAACAAAGAAAGCAATGACAAGTGGAACGGCAAGAGGGGTCACACAAAGGCGCCAGAGCACCATGGAAGCTACGACAAGTTGGATAGTGCCGAGCTTGCCCTCTGGCTTGACGCTGTCTGCGATGACGCGTGCAAGAGTGAGGGGGACATTCTCACAATCTCCGACGACGTTGCGCGGCATCTTAGTCGGGGTTTTCTGAAGTGGCCCTGCGTAATAGCGCGCCATTTCTGAAAGCTTTACCGGGCCAACGATGACTTGACCATCCGACTTTGAGATGGCACCGCAACCAAGTGTGTCAGAGCCGGTATGAATGCCGATTAAGTCCCCGCTGGGGGTGACAACGGGCGAACCCGAATCACCAGGACCTGTGTAAACAACACAACCGTCAGCACCAACGAAGCCTGACTCTACGCCATTAGCACAGAGCCAATAAGCTCGCCCGGTGTAGTTGGGCGCTTCGCGGTAAGTTGGGTAAGCTCCCTTCAGTCCAGTGATGTTGCCGACGGCAAAGTCCCCAGTCTTCTTAAAAGTGACCTCTCGGCGCTGGCCTTCAATCTCGACCACACCCAAATCGCCGTTTCCCAGAACGTGGCTTGCCGTGATGACGATATGGTCAACGCCACGTTGAAAGACGCCGCAAACTCCAACCTTTTCACCGCAAACACGGCGCGTGTTAGTCGCAGGGGTGCCCGTGCGAAGCGCGCCCTCAAGCATGTAACCTATGGAGTTTGACAAAAACAGCTTGTTGTGACCAGATAATGCAGCGTCTCTGACAGCCGCCAAGTATGTGCCGTGGGGGGCATTAGCCAGGGCGACAGCATCCCGACTCGACTTAACAACACGATGTATGTCGTAAGGAGTAACGAGACCGCCGACTCCGGTAAACCGCCCAAGAGCCCATGCTGCTGCGGCAATCACGGCGGTGAGGACACCGCCTGCAGGGTCCATGTAAAAAGTAGCAGCCAAATGAATGATGTTAAAATGTAGGGGGACCCGGAGAGAGCCCGCAATACAGATCAGCACGCGAAGCGGGACAACAAGAGGGAGATTTGGCAAAAAGAAAGGCAGGAGGGAGTAGACATAGCCTAAGAGATGGAACTTCCAAAACACTGCAAAGACGACAGCGAGAAAGACGATCACGGGCAATGTGATGGATGACAGTGGGACGTTGAGAATGCCCTGACGCATAACACCTTGAGGATCCGCGCAGTAGCCATAAGCACACACACCGTGGTTGCCAATCACGGGCACGCCGTAGGCGTTAACGCAGAATCTGTCGTTGGTACCGTGACCACAAGCGACAGGTGATTGCAAGAAGGCTCCCAGTAACACCCAAAACAAGACCCATGCAAGTGCGGCGAGAAGTGCTGTTTTCCGGCCGCCAACGCGCTTCTTCAAGGCTGCAAGACAGAAAGATTTGGGCTTTTCAACGCCCATGGCCTTGAAGAAGTCGCCGTCGCCGATGGTAAGCAGTGAAGTGTCCACTCCAAGTTCGGTGAAAAGATTGTAGGTGTAAGCACAAACAGTGACAATCTTGCTTGAGGAAGTGTCGTAGGGAAAGAAAGGATTAGCGCAAGGAAGTACAGCCACAGCCTCTACAGCATGGTTTTCATAGCCAAGTTGTCCGCGCGCGTTGAGCACTTGCAAGGCCTTGACAGCCTCGCTAGGGCTTGTTGGAATTGAGCACACGGTCTTGGCTGAGACCTTCTTAACATCGACCTTGGCAGCTGGCACATTGCAGCAGACAGAAGCTACGCTGGGCAGTTGTCCACGATAACACCCGGCATACCCTGTAGCCTGTTTGACGATGTCCACTGGTGGGTTGGAGTAATTATCGCATACATCCAATACAGTAGCCCGGTGTATACGGCTCGCAGGCACCGTAAGGAGTACCAGCTCCTCGGGGGCTGTCCGGATACAAGGGCGAAAGCATCTCCAACATATGCGATTGTGACCAGCGACCAGACCGACGAGGCCAATGTCGATAAGAAAACCCAGGTAATAGAGAAAATATCCCAATACCACAGCACCCCAAAAATAGTTGACGAAGACAGCCCCGGCTGTAATGGGACCTGGGGTAAGAAACCTAGGAGGGCTAGTACTGAAACGGCGCTGCAAGTCATGCAGAAACTGCAGACATTGGTGGTCATCGACAGCGCATAGATGGTGTTCGTCTGAAAGGAATAGTGCAGCCACATAGAGAAAAACAGCAAAAAGACTAAGTACACGTATGGACTGTCTGGCATGGCATAGGTATAGTGGTACCGCCAATAGGGCGATGCCAACAAATTGCGCATGCAAGCATAGGAGCATACATATGCACATAAGCAACAGAGAACTACAATAAGTCCCAGGGTGCACAGCGCGGTTAGACCCATGTAAGAAGTGGAGGAGGTGGGGCTTGATGTGAGAGACCTGCCTGTTAAAGTCCACATACTTATCAAAGGCCCAATGCTTGACACGGTCTTTCAATCGGACAGGTACAGTGCCCGAATCATCCGCCGGCGCAGTGCTTGAACCATCCTTGTCTTGCTGTTCAGGACAAGCGCTATCCTGAGCTGGGACACTAGCTGAAGAGTTAGAGTTATTAGCATTAGAAGAAGTAGAAATGGGAAGAACGGCCGGCCCCTCAATGAGTGGTGGAGCGGAGGGACCGGAGGACTCAACGAGTGGGACATCGGTCGCGGTCTTGCGGCTAAGCAGCTCTAAGTACCACTTTCGCCGCGGACTGACGCGCTTACAATGCCCGTTCTCGCCGAGCGCGGAAGCCAGTTTGGTGAATTCGGTTCCGCTGCTGAATTTGTCAGAGAATTCCAGGAGCCCCGAGATGTCAACATAACGGGGGTTTTCAACACACTCAATAGGTCCTACAACTGTGTGACAAATGCCATGAGCACACAAAGGGGAGTGCACGAAAGCACGATCTTTGTGATAGCGCAGCTCCCAGTGCTGATCAACGATGTTGACGACGTACTGGCAATGCACACAAGACCCTTGGCCCACAGGTAACTTGAGTGAGCAAATAACCTGACCCATCTGGTCGTTATCAAGCCATTGTGCATAGGCCCACTGCATCTTTGGATAGCTGGGGGTGAGCCCTTTGATATGGCATAGAAGCTGATGGATAACATGGACACCGCAGCCTCCGTCGGAGGGGACAGCAGGTAACAGTTCGCCACTGGTGACCTTTCCGTGAACTTTGGTGCATCGCTCGGCATTGCTTGCGACCACACGCAGTCCACCAAAGGTAGGAGCAGCTACGTGAGTGACCTTGCTTGGTCCTGACGTCTGGGGTGGTGCAGTGACAGCTTCGTTGACCGGAGGGGTGGGAATTATGAGTGGTTTCAACCCGATCTTAGTCCTCGGTGCAGGGACAGGACGAGGCATCGGCAACGGTTGTGTTGCGGTAACATTCTCTGAAGTCGGCACAGATTCTGGAGCCGACTGCTCTGATGGTGGTGAAACTCCCCTATCATCAACATTCGGCACGGTCACGTCTGGTGCTGCACCAAACGTGATGGGTTGCAATTTCTTACCACCCTTGCGTTTGCCATACCGATAGCCAAATCCAAAGTTGTACTCTGGAGAGTTACTATTGATGGGGACCACAGAAATGCGGCCAAGCTCAACATCGTCAGGGCCAGGTGGTAAGGCCGATATGTGCCTCTGCAAGTCATCGCCTGGACGCGCAGTAACAAACCAGCTGCCATAAGGATCTGCTACAGCAGTAAGCAACCGCGAGGCCAGACGATGCTTGAGGTAAGACCCAGACACGCCGCATGAACTCAACTGGCCAGCCAGGACCGCTCTCCTAACCTCCTCCTTGCGCATGTAAGGAGGGAAGAGCAGTACCCAACAGAAGCCAGGCTGAAGGTAGTCAGCGAACTTTGGGTCTTCAGGGATGTATGGCACTGAAGAGACATTGTTCCCACCAAAGTACACACGTTTCGGTAGGCGAAACGCGGGGTAAGGGGAGATTTCATTAAAGTGAACCACGTCGAAGCGCGAAACGACAGCAGCACCCTCCGGCAGCGGGTCGCTGGCCCAGCCAATGTGGCCTAACCAGGATCCCGCGTGAAAGGTGTATGCCACACGCTGCCCTTCGGGGTTTTTGACCAACTTAAGACCGTTAATCGCCACGCGGCGCATAATGTATCCTCCCTGGGCGCCCCAAGGCAGCAGGTAACCGAAGGTCCTAGCAATGCTGAGTTCGTTTCTCACATCCGGGAACAGCTCAGCCCAGCAAGTACCATTCTCAAACGCAAGTGACCCTTCGGGCTCATTGAGAGTCCCGGAGCCAATCTCACGTCCAATCCAGGACTTGTAGGCCAAGTAGTCCTCTGGGATAGTGAACCGAACGCGCACTGCAAGATCCACTCGATCAGCAGGTGCCGGAGCGGTCCCAGGGGTAACACCACGCTTCCACATGACGGTGTTTTCAGTCTCAAAGAAGGTGTTGCCATTGAAATGGTAGACATCAGACCCAACGTGCCAATTGGGGAATGGCACGATGCGTGCGAGACCTCGATAAGTGCAGCGTCTGACCAAAGCCAAGCGCGCGGCAGGGAAGAACGGCACGGAGATATGGTTGGGGGATGCGTAGCAAATCGCCCCAGCCACAGGTCCGCAACACTCAACCCAGATCGCGCTAACTAGTTCGGTCTGCAGGCGCACATAATCGGGGGTCAGTGCACCGGCGGCCACAATCTCGCGCACATACGACTCGGCAAGGCCAGGCTTCGTCCAGGCGTCCAGTGCGTTAACTAGAGCGCCAACGAATTCCAGCCAGCACTCGCCGGGGACCTGCGCGTAGATCGCAGCGACCTCAGGGGAGAGATATCTGATGTAAGGTTCCAATTCGCGGTTTGAGCCCCTGCGAATCGGGTGTTCAGGACGCGTGTGCGTGCACCGAACACAGACATACTCGCCAGCGATGCGAACCACAAAGTTATCGTTGCTGCAGGTGCAAATCATGGTCAACGGTCTAGAAGCCGGCAGCACACGAACAATGCAGGACCACTGTCGAGGGTCAAGGCGCCCTGGTAGTCTGTAGACCACTCAGGACTCTCCACTTACGGGTTCACTGAGTGAACTCCGTGGGAGTTGGTACCACAAGAAGTGATAGCACAATATA